CACCATTCATTGACCAATCACAATCAATGAATATCTATATGGCAAATCCAACATTGTCAAAGATTACATCTTCTCACTTCCACTCATGGGAGAAAGGTTTGAAAACTTTGTGTTATTATGTTAGAACTAAAGCGATTTCAACAGGAGCTAAACACTTGGCTGTTGATGTATCAAAAATACAAAAACCTAAAACAAATGTTGAGGTTCCTAAAGTGGACTATAGTGATATGAATTTACCACCAAAACCTGAAGGAATCGAAATTGAATGTTTCGGTTGTTCATCTTAAAGTAATTAAATAATCCCGACCACCATCGGGATTATTTATTTTAATCTATTTATAAGGAAAAATCAGGACATTATATTTATAGTTATGGCTCAAGGTACAACATATGGTCTTAATTTCCCTTTTAGAGATTCTAGTAGGGGAGATTATTTGCAACTTACTCAGTTTGAAGCACAAGAAATTAAAGCAGATTTAATTCATCTTTTGTTAACAAGAAAAGGTTCAAGATATTTTTTACCTACTTTTGGAACAAGATTATATGAATTTGTATTTGAACCGTTTGATGGACTTACATTCGACGCAATTGAATCTGACATAAGAGATGCTGTGGCAAACTTTATGCCAAATCTATTGTTAAACAATATAACAATCACCCCTGCAGACCCACAAGAGGAAGTTGATATTGCAACAGGTCAAAGCACGTTAGGAACAACTGAATCTCCAATATATAGATTTCCAGGAAAAGGAACCTCGGATTACACGGCAAAAGTTAAAATAGACTACTCAACAGATAAAAACACTTATTCGCAGAGTGATTTTGTTATTATTAATATTTAATATAAATGGCAAATCGTAAAATATCATACACAACCAGAGACTATCAAGGAATAAGAACTGAGTTATTAAATTATGTAAGAACATATTATCCTGAATTAATTCAAGATTTTAATGACGCTTCTGTATTTTCAGTATTCTTAGATTTGAATGCTGCGGTTGCAGATAACCTACATTATCATATTGATAGAAGTATTCAAGAAACAGTTCTTCAATATGCACAACAAAGGTCTTCAATTTACAACATTGCAAGAACCTATGGTTTAAAATTGCCAGGTCAAAGACCTTCAGTATCTTTAGTTGATTTTTCAATTACAGTACCTGCGTTCGGAGACAAAGAAGATGAAAGATACTTAGGAACACTTACAAGAGGTTCCCAAGTGACAGGTGCAGGAATAGTTTTTGAAAACATATATGACATTGATTTTACATCACCATATAACGCCCAAGGATTCCCTAATAGATTAAAGATACCTAACTTTAACGCAAATAACGTTTTAATTAACTATACCATTACAAAAAGGGAACTTGTTGTTAATGGTATTACTAAAGTGTTCAAGAGAGTTATTGGTCCAAATGATGTTAGACCATTTTTTGAATTATTCTTACCTGAAAAGAACGTATTAGGTATTACTAGTGTTTTATTAAAAAGTGGAACAGAGTATACAAACTTACCAACAGCGGCAGAATTCTTAGGAGCGTCTAATAAATGGTATCAAGTTGATGCATTAGCGGAAGATAGAGTGTTTATTGAAGACCCTACAAAAGTTTCAGACCAGCCAGGTATTAAAGTTGGAAAATATATCCAAACTCAAAATAGATTTATTAGTGAGTATACTTCTGAAGGATTTAAAAAATTAACTTTTGGAGGTGGAACTAACACCGCTCAAGATGCATTAAACCAATTTACAACTTTAGGTACAACATTAGACTTACAAAGATATTCAAATAACTTTTCATTAGGTTCTGCCTTAATTCCCAATTCAACATTATTCATTCAGTATAGAGTTGGTGGTGGATTGGCAACAAACTTAGGTACAAATGTTATTACTCAAATAGGAACCGTTTCATTTTATGTTAATGGTCCTTCAGAATCACAAAACTCTGCAGTAGTTAATTCATTAAGATGTACTAACGTGACTGCGGCTATTGGTGGAGCGGGTATTCCTTCATTAGAAGAAATTAGAAACTATGTGTCATTTAACTTTGCGGCACAAAAAAGAGCGGTTACAGTACAAGACTATGAGGCAATTATTAGAAATATGCCATCAGAGTTCGGAGCTCCTGCTAAAGTTTCAATTACGGAAAACAACAACAAAATTTTAATTCAGTTATTATCTTACGATACATCAGGTAAGTTAACAAGTATCGTATCTGATACATTAAGACAGAACGTTGCAACATATCTTTCTAATTATAGAATGATGAATGATTATATTTCAATATTAACTGCTGAGGTTATTGACCTTAGTGTTGATGTTCAAATTGTGTTAGACTCTGCACAAAATTCAGGACAGATTATTTCTGATGTTGTTGATAAGATATCTACATATTTTAATCCACAAGTAAGACAACTTGGTCAAAACGTTTATCTATCTGAGATTAGAAGTATTGTTCAAAATCAAAATGGTGTTTTAACTGTTGCGGGCCTTAACGTTTATAATAATGTTGGTGGACAATACTCATCGGCTGAAACGTCAATGCAATATTCAAATCCCGAAACAAAAGAAATTGCACCTGTTGACGATACAATTTTTGCTCAACCGTCACAAGTTTATCAAATTCGTTATCCAAATAAAGACATCAGAATTTCGGTTAAAAACTTCCAATCGGTTACCTTCTCTTAATAGGTTTATTCTCAAATCGTTTAGTTTATAATTTAAAAAGAGTGTGTTTATACTTTAAAAATAACACATAAACTATTTATAAATTAAAGGTATTACATGGCTGAATCATATCGTATTAAAACCGAACTTGGTGTTAATAAAAATATTAATGTTCAAATAGACCAAGAATTTGAGTTTTTAGAAATCTTATCGTTGAAAATACAACAGTCCAACATCTATACAAGAAGTTGTTCGGAATATGGGGTGTTGGTAGGTAGGGTTACTGCAAACAATGGATTTGGTATACCTAATGCGAGAGTATCTGTTTTTATTCCAATAAAAACTACAGATGAATCTAATCCACTTATTTCAAGTATATATCCTTACAAATCACCAACAGACAAAAATGATGATGGTTATAGATATAATCTATTACCTTACGAAAAATCTTATTCAAAACACGCAGCGACAGGAACTCTTCCAACAAGATTGGATGTTCTAACAGGATTAACTGCGGTTGAAATTTACGACACTTATTATAAGTTCACAGCCAAAACCAACGAGAGTGGTGATTACATGATAATGGGAGCTCCATTAGGAGAACAAACTATTGTTATGGATGTTGACCTATCAGATATAGGGGACTTCTCTCTAACACCTCAAGATTTGATTAGAATGGGTCTTGCAACAGAAGCTCAAGTTGCTGGTAGTAAGTTTAGGACTTCAACTGATTTAAGTTCATTACCTCAAATTATTAGTTTAACTAAAAACGCTGAAATTTCTCCATTATGGGGTGACCCAACAATTTGCCAAATTGCGGTTAGTAGATTAGATTTTGACTTAAGGGATGACGCTAATGTTGATATCCAACCAACATCAGTTTTTATGGGTTCAATGTTTTCAACCGCAGATAGTTACAGATTACGTGCAAATGGTAGACCAAGAGATGACATGGGTAATTTATGTGGGTTAACAACAGCTCCTGGCCAAATCTTAGCGTTAAGACAAACAATACAACAAGATAGTGAGGGTAATCCTGTTTTAGAACAATATGATTTAGAACAATCAGGTAATGTTATTGATGGTTCTGGAACATGGTTAATAGAACTACCAATGAATTTGGATTATTTTATAACTAACGAATTTGGAGAAAAAGTTTTATCTAATGACCCAACGATAGGTATTCCAACAAAGGCAAAATATCGTTTTAAAGTTAAATGGACTCAACCAAATGATTTAACTTTACAAACAAGAAGACCTTATTATTTGGTTCCAAATGTTAAAGAATACGGATGGGCAACGCCAACTACAGACCCAACAACATTTGGTACTCCGACAACTTTAAATGGCAAAAGACAACAAAGTTCTTATTATTTTGGACTTGCGTGGAGTGGATATACCAATGGATTTAGTGGACAACAAAAAATAGATAGACTTAATGAAGTGATAGATTGTGAAGACACATTTTATGAATTTCAATATAATAGAGTTTATACTGTATCGTCACTAATTGACC